AGTCTAACAACACCATATAAGCGTCAGGCTCATTAACCTTAAACCAGTCAAGACCTATACGCAAGCTATCGTAGTCTTTAAATAACTCGCTACCTTTTACCCAATCATACACAGCTACTGCGTCTGGTTGTAGGGTAACTGCTGCACCAGTGTATGGATTTTTTACCTCTACTGGTTCGCTATCTAGTATTTTTACGCCTTCGGGTATTTCTCTACTCATCACTACCTACCTTACTTTTCATCCATGCGGTAGTAATATCAATAGCCTCACGTTTAGCTAATTTAGGGAATAACTCCTTTAACATAGCTGGTGCACCATACATATTCATACCGCCTTGCATAGTGTCAAGTAGGTCAAAGTATGGTTTATATTTATTATTGTTATTATTTTCTTCAGTTTGCATTTTTATTCTCCTTATAAAAATATTACTTAAATAGTATTAACGGGATGCGGGGGAAGGTAAAGGAAAGTCAGGGTCATCTTTTTGAGGGTAAGCCTCAACATAACAAGCCCTACAAACACTCATACTTAAAGTTTTCATAGGCTCAAGAGTATACTTAGTCCAGACTTTGATTTTGTTTTTACCAAAAAATGTAGGGGTTATTAGCTCCCTACATTTATCGCATCGTATAGGTTTACTCAACTAAGAATCTCTAAAGTTTTAATTTTATTGATGTCATAGTTAAGGTCAGTAGCAGTATAAAGACCCGTAGCTAGAGCCTCTTTTACTGTTTTACCACTAACGGCTTTAACTCTAGCGTTATTGTCGTCACTGGTTACCTTTTTACCTGTTGCTTTTAATTTAGCGTCAGGGTGAAATTTACCAAACTTAACGTTGCTGTTGAGTTTAGCCTGTTTTACCTGCGTTTTCACTGACGCAAGTTTTTTATTTACTGTAGCTTTTTTCGTCATAGTAGTAGCCCTCCTGGACTGTATTATTAAGTTACATAGTAAGTATAGTAATGATCAAAAGTAAAGTAAAGCATACTCAAAAAGAAATTAAGTACTCGGTGTGGTAGTAAGTGCTTAATACTAGGAGGTCACCTGAGATGTGGACACTTACTACCTTTTTAGCTATCCCTCACCGAGCCAAGAGATAAAATAAACCCACACTCAGGTGACAATTTATTGTATATAACTAACCGTATAAAATGATTCTTCTTTCAGTTTATCAGTTATAGATTTATCGTAACACGTTTCCCTTAAACAACAAGTAACCCCAGACTTTAAAACTTTGAACCCTAAATTCATAAGCCTAGCCATCTCAGTTTCCATGTCTCTGTCAATAAATTTAGCTTCACGGCTATACTGACCTTTAATATATTTTTCCCAGCACCCCCAAGCATGACCAGTTTCAGGGTCTTTTATGCGTATAGTAAATACTGTTATGTGTTCATTTTCTTTTTCCATTTTTTACTCCTTATAAAATAGTACTGAGTGTCCTAGATTAGCCCTTAATTATGAGTAGAGGATTGTTATCACCCCTCATACAGAACTAGCTCGAGCGTCACACACATCTAGGTCGATTACGCCGTCACTCAGTGAACAGCTATTATTGGAAACGCTAGTTCCCTAAAAATTAGGTTTAAATAATCTAGTTAATGTTTCGTAAGCTTTATCACTTACGTTTCTTAAGTGCGGTAGTTTTTTAGGAATACCGTGACTTTCATTAACTCGCTTACCACAAGTATTACATTCTAATACGCTGTCTAGTGTACCTAATTTATTTACACTATAGCTATTAGCCCAGTCGTGGTTACAATCTACTGGCATTACGTTTCTCCGCTAAGTCCATTAATTGTAAGTGGTTATTTACTATCATGTCGATAATATTTAAAGCGTAATATGCAGATAAACCCTCACTTGGGTTATCTTGCTTATCAAGGTTGTTGTTGACTATTTTTCTTATAACTTTAAGGCTATCAACTATATCCTTTTTTAGTTCTATATCCATATTTTTACTCCTATAAAATATATAAAACGGTGGTCACGAGAGTAAGGTTGTAAGCATATTTGTATACTCTTTGACTAGTCTACCTAACAGTGACCACCTAATTTATAAGCCATCAAGTCTCGCCACGCATCGTATTTTAACTTGTATCTTAGCCTACCCTTATTTGACTGATCAACCGCCTGCTTTGTAGGTAGCTTATAACCTAAAATTAATATAGCTATGATCCTTTTGAAGGTAAAGGATACTCAAAATCTTTTATATCTAAGTCAAAATGGTCTATTTGTCTAGCGAATAAAGTTTCAGTAGGTACTACCGAACTTAGGTATGCGTCATTCGTATGGGACTCATCTAACGTTATCTTTTTAACTATGGGTTGCATTTTACCTGAGTTAGCTTTGTGTATAGCTTGCTCATGGCTATCAGCTATTACTGGGTATATATCAACTTCTATACGTGCTAGTGGTACGTAGTATGTCTTCATGTTTGGGTTGTCGCTAACTAAGGTTAGCTTGGGTCTGTCTTTCATTATTACTCCTTATAACTATTAATACTTATTAAAGCTTACATCCTTAACATAGTAAAGCTTAGTCGTATGCACCTAGTAACCAAAATACCAATAAGTATCTGTCGCCTTTACCGACCTTTAGTCCACGGTGCATGTGAGTAAAACTAGGGAAAAATAAAGCATGACCACGTGGTAATGGCGGTACTACACCCCTACCATGAAACTCAGTACCTCCGCCTTCATAGTCACCAGTATTTAAAGGTACTACTAAAGATATATCAGCACTGGCGTCATGATGCCACTCACCCTGCTCTCTTTTAGCTAGATTATAGTTAGCTAATTGTATAGAATTATATTTAAGGCTGTAACGTTGCCACACTGCGGTAAATAAAGGGTTCATATGGTTAAGGGCTACGCTATGTAAGTTAGAGGCTAGTTGGGGTATATTGTCTTGTAGAGTTATTTCAGGTATTTGCCTTAACTCGTCCTCGTCATCATTTTCTTTAAACCCTAGATACAGCTCCATGTTTTTTATTTCATCTAGCATCATATCACAGAAGTCTTCCGTAAATAAAGGCACGGAGTAAACGTCAGGTAGTTCTTCTTTTATATATTCTTGTAACGGTATTTCTAGTTTTTGAGTACCGTCGCCTGAGTGAAATTTTATAATATCAGGTTCAGCGTCCTGTATCATAGCTAACGTAGTTTTATCAATCATCCAGTCTGATTGTATAGCTAACATTGTGTTTTTAATTCTGTAGGGTTTTGACCTATCCATTCAATACTCCTTAGTGCAGTATGGGTAACTGCGTTTCTTCATTTAATTCACCTACTATGTCTACCGTTACTCCTCTGTTAACTGATACGGCACTCTGACTCAATATATCAGCTTCTAGTTTGGCTTCTTTATAATCAAAAGCAAATATGTACGGTCCGTCAAAAGTTTTTTTATTTCCGTCTTCGGTAGTAACGGTAAAACTAGTGATCCAAACTCTTATATGCCCAGTCACTTACTGTCTAACTCACTGATATGCGGTTCTTTTTTCCTTTTCTTACCGAATATTTTTTCCCAAGCTATATCATACTTGTTTTTATTTTCTGGTCTTCTTTTACTACCTTTACCACCGTGCCACTTATCCTTCAACTTCTGCTTCTCCTTCTATTATTTTATAGGTTGGTAATATACCGCCAGTATCATCATAGAGTTGTTGCATACGTTGAAGTACTTCTTCTTTTGACATAGAATCTACTCTATTTACTGTTAACTCACTACGGTTTACGTAAAGTCCTGCTGCTTTACCCCTAGCCACTTCCGCAGTAACCGCAGCAGACCAAGCACCATTACGCATAGCCCCTTCTCTTATATCTTTTAAGTCAGTAAGATGAGTGCTTAAATCAAGTTCTACTTTTTTCGCTGCTTTTTCTTGTAGTGCACCTATGCGTTCTTTGACTAACGGGTTAGCTTTAGAATCTAAAACGTAACCAGCACGGCTTGCGTTTTTCTCGCTGTACCCTGCTTGAACTGCAGCGTCTTTTTTACTCATGCCTTTAGCTACGTTTTGAGCGTATTTTTCTTGCTTCGGCGATAATTTCTTTTTTGTTTTCATAATATTTTCTAGAGTACTCCTTAATTTTATTTTTATTCTTGTGATAATAATCTCTATGTATTTTTCTGTATTTTTCAGGGTTAGCTCTGTATCTTTCTCTTGCTTGTTTACTTATTCTTTCTTTATTTTCTTGTTGATATTTTCTGTTTTTTATAGCCCTTATTGCCTTATCTTCTTCTGTTAAATTAGCTTCATGTTTTTTAGTTTGTTCACTTGAATAACTTACGTCATGGTTTTTATCATATTCTTCTTGAAAGATTGTTAACCCGTCAATAACTACCCTAGCTTCATATTCATTTCTATCAAGAACGTATTGTTCGTGGTTAGCTTCAGCTATGGCGAATATATCTGGGTCAACGGGATAGTCGTCAACTACAAACTCACCGTTACCCGTAACATGAGTTTCATTTTTACGTATAGAACTTTCACTAACCATACTACGAGGTCCACTATTTTCACCGAACTCAGAATAAACGCCTCTATAAGCCTCCATATTTCTTAACGTCATAGCTTTTTTTAAACATTTATCAGAACAATACTTACGTGCTTTACTAGCCACAGGTTTTTTACACTTAGGACAAGCGCAACGTAAATATGATACTACCT